TCCCACCATAATTGTCCTACTTGATTTTCTCCCCATACATCTAAATCATTTGCTGTTTTAATAGAGGTGTTTGCTGTATTACTAAACACCGCAGGATTTGTTTTTCTTATATAAGATAATTCTCTCATTGCAACACCTGGGTAGATATTTTTAATTGGATCAAACACTTCTAAATCAACTTCGTTGTCACCTTCATAGTTGTTGTAAATTCTTGATCTGTTTAACAGTGCTGAATTTACTTGAGTGTGTTGCATTCTTTTTGTAGTATTAAACAGTGTTTGGTTTGGTGTTGTTGCTGTATAGTCAACATCAGAATTAATAATCCAATAATTGCTACCAATTGTAATACTTGAGTCTACGTTGCTGTTACTTGCTAAAATGTCGTATGCTGTTTTTACAGAAGCATCTGTGGTCATAGTCATTGTATACCATTTGTTGTTGCCGCCATTGTCTAAGAAAATTTTGTCTCCATCAATAAACGTTACATCAGAACAAACATTTGATACAAAATCATTTACAGTTGCAGATAAACTAGAACCAACATTGCTTTGATCAACTCCGTTGTTTCTTGATGCAAGTCTTACATCTTTCCATTTATATAAAGCATGTGTACCACCTGATAAATCATTTGCTGTTATAGTAGTAGCACTTCCATCAAGTTCTGAAATATTGTATAATGCTTTTTTGTAATTAACTGTAACTGTAGCATTACCTGTTGTTGCATTTGTGGCACTAAAGCTCAATCTTAATGCTGTGTTTGATCTATCAGTTATATTACTATTAAAAGAAGTTACTGTAGCATTTGCAGATAAACTTTGTGTTGAAATTAGTAAAGAAGTATTTGCAGTTGATCCTAAATTAATTGTAGGACCTGTGCCGTCAAATGCTTCATTAATTGTAACAACAACATTTGATACTGTATCACATTTTAATAAACTGTCAACAAAATCAACGTTTGCATTTAATACTGTATCTTTGATTGCGATTTCAACATCTGCTTTTTCAGGAAATTGTAATCTATATCCAGAACCGCCGTCAGTTATATATGCCTTATCAATTACACCGGAAGTCTGTTCAAGTATACCTTGTGCTGGTGTTGTACCTGAAACATGAATACTTGGACTTTGATATCCTGTGCCGCCATTGTTAATTTCTAAATCAAGTAATGCACCAAATGTTGAGTCGCCATAAGATGCCAAGCTTCTTGCTGTGATTGTGTTTGTTCCTGTTGATACTGCGCCAGATGTACCGCCTGTAAACACATCAGTTGCAACTGGTGTTGCAGTATGTCCGTTAATATGTAAAATTGTAGTTGTTCCGTCTGTGTACACATTTATAATAGTTGCAGAAACTCCACTAACACTACCTGTGATTGTTTCTCCTTTTGTAAACGGTGTGGCTGAGCTAGATAAAGTTGTGTTAATTTGATACGTAGGATTATTACCTTTAAATCTAATAACAGCACCTACTCCGGCAGAATCAACGCCGGCTGTTTTAATTGATATATCGCCAGGTTCGCCAAAGAAGTTTGCGCCACCCGATATAACGGCAATGTTTGTTATACCACCCGACATATCAATTGCAGTAACATTACCTGTTGCAGATGATCCACCTGATCCAGAAACTTCAACGCTGTCTCCAACTGAATATCCTGAGCCTGCTGTAGTTACTATCATTTCAAGTACTTGATCTGCAACATTGCCGGCAACAATATCTGCACCCGATCCACCAACATTTGCAAAATCAAATGTTTTTGACACAGATTGATCTTGTAAATTTAGTGTCAGTGTTTTATCACCGTATGTATCAGCTGTGATACTCTGATCGGCTATATTTGATTTTTCTAAAATTAAATTTGTTGAATCACCGTGTATTGTTAATAATTTTGTTGGTTCTGATAATGTAACAGTAAACGGTTCTGTTGAAGTTACTGATTCGATGGCCTGTGAGACTTCTGTGAATCTATAAACATTCCACTCTGTTGAATTATCTTTTGCTACCCATACTAAATGTCCTTCGTTTATACTTCCTGATGAATGATTATTTTTATAATAACTGTCTAAGTCTGTTTTCGTAAACACTCTTGCATTAACATCTTTATAATGTACGTACCCAGCAGTTGGCATTTCAAATGACTCTGGTCTTGTTGCAAAAAGTTCTTCAGAGTTTTTATTGCCATTTGGTTTTTTAACCCATCTTGTATTATCATCAACATCTATTGTAATAATGTTATCGGTCTTTATATCGGTTGTAACCACATCATCTTTTTTAGGTAAGAATTGGATTATTTGCGGATTGGTTTTAATTTCTTCATCGCTGAGTTTTACTTCAATTGATTGATTAATATCGTTACCGCCAAAGTCTGAAAGTTTAATAGCATAATATTCATAGATATTAATATCTTGATTGTCTAGAACTGTGTTGCTTCTTAACAATCTATCAATTGCATTTTTACTACCTTTTTGTTTAACAAAACCTTGATAAAATCTAACTTGATTTTCATCAATGATTTCTAAGTTATCTAAGTGATCTCTAGACTGATAGCCAATTGTGTGTAACCCAGCTTTATTAAGTTCATCATTGTTTGTAGTTGAATCAACATCAAGATATGTTTGAATATCTTTTGCTGATGTGTCAAAGTTACTAACAATACCGCTTGTAGTAATTAAATGACCGTTTGCTTCTAACTTACCAAGCCAGCCTGTTGATCTTAAAACTGTTTGTTTTAATCTTGGTTGTCTGATTGCAAGTACCGGTTCGTAAATTACATCTCCAAATGATGTAGTATTGTCAAAAACAGTAACATGTTCGATTTCTCTAGTAAACAAATTAACAAAGTAAATTGGATCATTGTTGTCTTCTGTAATAGTTACTTTTCTACCATCTCTAATCACTGTTGTAGTTGCGGCATCAATTGGCATACCCGATCTATTAAGAATAGCATAGCTATTACCAATAATATCTTCAACATTAGCAACAATACCTTTTTTAGGTTCAAAAGAAACTTCAGATGCAAGAGGTGATAATGTCAGTACTGAGCCATCTGCCCACTCACCCAAACTCCAAAATAAAAATTCTTTTGCAGAGTATAGCCAGTCATATGTTTCTCTAATTCTATTATTTTGTACATCAAATATCCAACCTTGATTTTCTAAGTACCTTCCCCAGTTAATCATAAAATCAAATACTTCTTGTTCTGATGCAAACTCAGTTCCGTATTCAACTATTTTAATTGAGTCTTTAACAACGTTTCTATAATATGTAACTTTTCTTCCACCCTCTGTTGGCGCTTCTGCAACAGATTGATAATTGCTTGGTGTAAATTTATCACCGGTTGTATGATCTTTAACTGCTTTATAAATTTGTCCTTCGTACTTGATATAATCCCCTGATGCTAAACTATTACCTGGAGTATATGCTGGAACGTTGATTGGTTTTGCTCCAACTACAACAGGTGCTTTCAAACCATTTATATCACTTTCTGTTACACTAAAGTAGTTTGCACCTGCATCATAGCCATGTACTTTATAACCGTTGCTTGTTTTTTCAACAATAATACCAGAATATGCAGTTTTACCAACAGCTTCGCTAGTGTGTACAAATGTTGTCACGTTGTTATCTGGTAAGAAAATACTTGAAGTTGACGATGTTGGTGAATATGATTCTGCTTGTACTCTGTATGAATCAAAATCTATATAAGATGCTTGTTTAATACCCAACTGTGGATTTACATTTCTAATAATACCACCATATAAATTTAAAACATTTTTAGTCTGTGATATTAATCTTTCAGAAACATATTGATTGTATCCGTAACCAACTACAACTTTATTATCTGCAGATATTTCTCTATGAACGTATACATTATTGTTTAATCTTGTATTTGTTAATTTTGAAAACTTTTGTTTTTTGTTTATGTTAGCAAAATCAACATTTAACGTATCAAACATTGTTTCACAAAATTCGGCCGGTTTACTTATAAGCATCACGTTCATCATAGCAAACGCATAAGAACTATCAATAACAAAAGCCAATTCGGCTGGTGATAGATCTCCTAGCTTCCAGTCTTTTTTAGCTTCTGTTGAAACAGGATTAACCGAAATCAATCCAATATCCTTTGGACTTCTTAATTGTCCTTGCAAATCAACAGGAACATAATTAGTAAACCCATCGTGTCTATAAACATTAGATTTATCAGCATACTCATTTTTTAAATTATTTCTTCGACTACCAAGTTTGATAATACCTTGTTCAATATCATTAATTAAACTATTTCTTTTATCAACATCAGTCCATGAATATGTGTCATCCCACCAGTTTGGTTTAATGCTAAATCCTAACATTTCCCATGGGTGTGAATGTGGTCTGTGCGTACCATAAAACTTTTTAAATATACCTCTCCAATGTCCCGGAGTAGGATCGTTTGAAATATTTTTTACAGAAGAATAATTCCATGTTTTCCAATCAGTTGAATCATACGTTTTGTTTAATCTCATTTCTACTTCATTTTTTACACCCCAATCATACGCATGTGATCGAATTGCTTGAACAAATTCTTCGTAATTGTAATCTTTTTTATTAAAATAATTTCCAAAGACATGATCGTAAGATAATAAAGGAACATAATCTGGATCAATAAATTTAATTTCAATATCGTTGTAAATTCTTTTTTCTAATTCTAACAATGCTGTATCTTTATAGTTGTTGTATTTTAAAGTCAACGAACCATCATGTCCTTGAATAAATGTTTGCGATCCTGCAGAATATGATGTATCAGATATTTCTTGTGGAATAAACACTTGACTTATTCCTAATTTTGCCGGTGTTGCTGGAATCCAAGCAGGTTGTTTTACATCAAAAAAATCAACTTGAATTTTATCTCCTATAACAGGCTTATTGGCACCAATAAACACAATTTTTGTACCGGCGGAATTGTCTATAACATAATTAACGTTCATTAATTGAATTACATTATTCTTATAAACATATAAAGATTTAATGTCTTTATCAGTTACTGGATTATAACTAACATCTAACTCTAATCCAGGTGCACCTACAAGATTTAAAATTTCTTGATAGTTCTGCGTTACAGTTGATGTATCATTGTTCCATGTTTTATTTGTAGAATCAATAGTAATTGTGGTACGTTTTCCTGTTTCGCCATATGACAGCATTAAACTATATGACCAATTGTTGATTAGTTTTTTATTGGTATTCATTTTCTTTAGTGTGGCATCAACAAGCTGTTTACCGGACCATGTTCCAATGTCGTTTTCTCTATCAACTGCTTCTAATGTCTGAAGAAATTTATTTTTGAATCTTACATATTCGCTTTGTGCATATCTAACAGACTTGACAATATTTCTGTCATCACTGTTAACATGGGTCATAAATTTTAGTAACGGTGCATTGTGTTGTAAAATTTCAGTAGATAAATTTAAATCTTTTCTAGTGTCTCGATATGTGTTATTACCTAGTGCAAGTCCTACAAGATTATGCTGATTTTGTATACCAGAAGCAAAATGATCTAAGAAATTACTATAACTGTAACTAACTACATCTTTGTTTTGTGAGTTATTAGACAAGTTTTTTGGCACTTCGTAATAGGCTGATGTTAGTATTGTATCAACATCATTTGTATCATACTTTATTAAAATATGTTGATGATTTTCTAAATCACTATTAAATTTAATAAACTGCCCAAAATTAATTGTATAGTTTGATACCAGTTTGTTGTTAATATATACTTGCACGGACTGATCACTTGCTACAATAGTATCAAGTTTAAAATTATTTTTGATAGAATATTCGTCAGTTTCAAATTCTTGAATTAATTTTTGTTTTGATTTTGTTTCAACTGATCTCCATTCGTTAAAATAATTTGTTTCTGTTTTTTCAGCAACAGTAGAATAAGGATTATCTAATAAACTTATTTTTCCTCCCATGCCAGAATGTGTATTACAGAAATAATATAATGTGTCAGGAGTTGATGCTGTAGGATTAATTTCGATGTATCTTTTTTTGGCTGTGTTAAAAGAACTAGATTTAAAAACCGTTTCTGTTACTTCAACATTATCAAGATAATATTTTACACCGGTATTATAAACTGTGCCCGAGTTGTGTACTCCGTCGTCTGTTAAACTTATCAATACAGGATGATATGTTTTTGAAAACCCGTTTGAACTAAACGAACTGTCATTTAATAATAATTTATAAGAATTTCCTCTTTGTAAATTTAATGTTTGCTGTTTTATATTTTCTATATAAACTTTGTTAGCAGAAGATGTATAGTCTGGATTAATTACTAGATCATATTCAATTGTATCTTTTAAAATATTTTTATAATCAAATTGTTTATAATACTTGAATCCATTTATACTAGAATCAGTGTTTAAAAAGTTTTCAAATTGGTAGTTACTAACCGAATTATATCCTACATAATAAGGTGCAAATCCTAATACAGAATCAGTGGCGCCTGTGCCTATTTTATAGCCAAATATTTTATTACCAACAAAAGTTGATAATGGATATGTAATTGAATCGTCTAATGACTTGCCGTTACTATCATATAATGTAAACAATGGTGATTGATTTAAAGAAGTTTTCTGTTGTGATACTTGCCATGCATATCCTGTCCAGTAGTATTCTCTGACGGCGTTCACTGCACCAAGTCTAATAGTCACTAAACTATAATCATCAATAGTAACGCCGGGTACTTTTGTAAGTGTTATAGATGAGCCTACTCCTGACACTTGCCATATTGAACTTGAAACATCAAAGTCGGTACCGGTGATATCCCAACCAACGTCACCGCCTGTTAGTCCTGACGTTGTTGTAATGTCGCCATCATCTTCAACTGGCGTTAAAGGATTATTATCACTGTCATGGTCCCATGGATAACTATCACCATCCCATGGTGTTAGTGTTGTTTCAAAGTTTGAATTAATAAACAATATTTTCATACCATCGCGTAATTCAATATCATCAATTCTATAACTTGCTTCTCCTGTTATATCATCAATTGTGTCTTCTATAGACAACACGTCAACTGTTTGTGTGTGTTTTTCTCCGTAGTTATAAAGTTTTATATCTTTTTTGAATTCGATAATAGGTCTTCTACCTTTTCTGCTAATATCTAATTGAAATATTGAAGGTTGAAATTCAGTTGTGCTATCCCAGTAACCATCGTCCCAACCACTGATAGAACTTGTAACACTATCAAAAGGATGATATACGGTTACTTCTTCTTGAAAGTTTTTATATGCCGTAATAACATCTTTGTGTACCCAACCGTTAGTTCGAGACCATGGATTTTTGTCAGTACAACCTCTTTCAATTGTAATATAGTCAGGATTTTGAATTGAAGGAACAGTATCCCATCTATTTGAATCAAATCCATCTGTTGTTGATGTTGTTCCTTGATCTTCTGCTGGATCCCATGGAAGAAACTCTTCATCTAAAAATAATTCAGTTTCGTCACTGGTTTCAACAAATTCAATACCATTTTTGCTATTAACACCTTCAACAAAATATCTTTTGTTTGCATAACTTGAATTTGAAAGATAGTTTGATGAAAACTCAATTAATAAACCTGATGTGAACGTAATTCCGTTTGGTGATGTATAAATTTTTAAACCAATGATATCATCTGGATCGATTTTATGTAATACAGAAATGTTATCGCCTGCGGATAAAGTTGGACTACTTATAGTTAAATTTAATCCGGTTGACGTATATGTTGAAATCAGTGTTCCGTTAACTTTTACTTCATCGTTACTTGATATAGGATATTCTAATGTGAAATCTTGGCTGTTTGTTGCTGTAAATGTTTCAGTAGTTCCCGAAACAACAACACTCGGAACACCAGTATCTAAACTTGGATACCAATAATAGTTTTCGTAATTTAAAAATTTATCATAATCAATAGGTGGAGAATATGTATAATATTCTTGACCAAACAATCTATTTTGATTATTAATTTTTCCATTTTCATTTACTATGTAATCAAGAGCTTCGTTAAAAAATATAGAATCTGACGTTAGTAGATTGTCAGGATTTTTTAATGTGGCTGTGGTTTCTAATTGATAATTCTTTCTTAAGCTGTTATCTTCGGGCTTGTAATTATCTTTGAAAGGATTATAATATGTGCCGTATTTTCTACCAATCCATTCAGTAACTTTTTCATTGTCAGCTTTTGAAAATGCTTGTTCTACTGTGCCATCAAAAAAGTTTTTCAGTTTTGGATTCTGTAAAAACTCTGGTAACTTTGAACTTACCTTAGCCATTTATTAGTAACTCCCAGTGTCTGTCATTGAAGGGTTTAAATTGTTTCCAGTTAAACCTACTACAATTTCAACATCCTCAACAGATGCCGTTGAAAAGAAAAGTTCATTTGGTTCTGCTCTAATTTGAAAAAGATTACCAAATTTTGATTCACTGTCATTGGGCACAATCACAACAGATGAAATTTGCGACGACAGTTGATTGTGAATGTACGCTGATAATTCTGTAAAAAAGAATGTGTCTCCAAAATCCCAGTTTGCAATATTAAAGTAATCGTTGATTGCATTAACAACACCTGTTTTAATTTGATTATCTGTAAATGTTGCACCTGGTATTTTAACTACTCTAAATGTAGCTTGGTTAGCCACATTAGCAGTTTTACCAAACAACAATTTAAATTTAGCTGGAGAATAAACTATTTGATCTCCTATTGTTTTATATTTTTCAAGTTCTGCTAGTGATTCTTTTAACTCTGTTGCAGTTGGTTGAACAGGTAATTCTGCGGCAGTTTTATTTGCGGCAAACCAGTTCTGTATATTTGTATAATATGATGTTTGTAAAACAATCATTTCAATAATGTTAGATACGCTAGGATCAACTCTTTGTGTTCTTGGTGCTGAATGCTTATACTGAAAATAGAACGGCTCTGATGTTGTTGCTGTTCTTCCAGTATACGCTTTATAAATTGTATTACCAGAAACACCATATCTTTTTGTATATTGAGATGACGTTCCGTTGTTAAGTTTAGTATTATTCAAATAAAACTGTTGATCAGTTGTTAAAAATTCAAGACCCGCTCCGGTTAATACATCAACTTGAGAGACCTCTTTGTTAATCTTGTAATATGTATAACCGTTGTAATCGCTGTAACTATTAAAGAATACAAAATTAGTATCGTTAATTAAAAGTTCATGACCAATTGGATTGTCTGGCATTCCGTCATCGTCTGAATCATAGTTTGCAATTTTAACTTTTTTAGTATCAACATATCCGTCTTGCTCAACAAATTCTTCGGACAATTCAAATGTTACTGGGTTTGTTAATTTTGTTGTACTTGCTGGGTTTGATAATACGTCTACATCTTTGTTTATATCAAGTATTTTGATTGTATCTTTGATTGCTTTTCCTGTTTGTGTACTAATATTTTTATATTTGTCTACATAGAAAAATCTAACTTCGTTGTCACTTTCAAAAACATATTCTAGTCCTCTAACTGTAAAAACATATTTTGGTGAACTAGCAGTATCAGATGCAGGTATGTATGAAGCTCTTATTAACCAAGAAGCATCTTCACCTAATGAACTGTATCCGCCGTGTGACTGATTATATTTTACTGTAAAATCTGCTGAGGTATCAACAAAGTCTTCACCAATTACATACCATTTATTTGCTGTTGTTGATAAATCTCTGTAATGATATCCTATACCAAAATCTAATCCTGCTTCCATTTGTGCTTGTATTAATGCTTTTTCATCAGTTGACAATGTTGTCCTAAAAGCTGGCAAGACTTTTCTAACTTTTAGGCCAGCTGTTATTTCTTGATCAAGTGTGATTGATCCTGTAGTTTCTGATGATAAAATTGTACCATCATTAGTAACAGAAACAACAGTGGCCCATTTGATTGTAGTAGGGTTAGAATAACTGTCAACAAATTCTAACTTAGCACCAGGTCTAATAAATGCAAGTTTTTCATTTGAACTGTATGGATTATTGAATACTGTAATTAATTGTGCTGAATTTGGTCTACCAGTTGCTAACACCGGGGCGTTACCAATATAGAAAAATCCAACGTTGCTTGATCCTGAAACTGGATAAGGTTGCCACGCAACTTGGTTCACTGATACTTGATCCATTTCAAATTGATCTGAATCATGATCAGTTTCAACTGCTTTTTTGTAAGTATCAAAATAAAAATTCTTTAACTGTGGTTTTTTTAATAAAGGTTCAAGCACACTATTAATAATGTAACTATAACTAGAATTATCTGATATAATTCCAGTTATTTCTTCAGTAGCCAATGTAAAGTTTGGATTCTTATACAAGATTCCATCTTCGCCAAAAACATTTACATTTTTAACAGTACCAGTAGGGTCATTTGTGTCGAGATATCTTGAATGACCTATGTGTGTTCTATTAATTGTTTTGATTTTTTGTATTGTTTGTGATTGTGTTAATGGAAAAATTGCATAGTCTTCTGCATTTACCATACGATCTTGTGTATAGAATGCCACCGGTGCATTATTTTTAATATTTGCATTTGTTTCTGTATCAGATGAATTGTTAACAGTATATGTTAATGTTAAACTTAGTGTAGCCTGATACTCTTGACCTTCTTTGTTAAGATAAGTCAATGTAACTTCTTTGTTTTGAATTCTGTTTGCTCTTAATACTTGGCCTTTGCCTTTGCTTCGTCTATACCAAACTCTAATATTTCCTTTGGGTGCATTACCAAAGTTGCCATCTGCAAACAATACTTTTATTTTGTCGTTATTTTCAGACTGTACGTTAAAGATATTTCTTTCAGACAATGCAAGTGAATTGTAGATGGTGTTTTGCCCAAACAACGAAGGAACTTTTTTCCATTTTTCTATTGGGACACCTCCAGATGATACTTTCTGTACCCAAACATCTAAATCGTTAATGTTTGTTTTATCAACAGATAAAACTCTGTTTGATATTGGGTCGTTATAGTATTGGTCTTGGTATTCTAATTCACCTTCTTTAAAATAAACAAAAAACCCAGTGTCAACTGATCCAAAACCTTGGTTGTTGTTTCTATATATTATAGTAAATGCATCTGTTTGGTCTGGAGATCTTTCTTCTAAATAATTAGAAGTATTAATTGATGCTTTTACAATATCAATTTTAGTATTCACTCCGTCGATGCTAACAGAAATAGGTTTAACAACACTAGTGTCTGTTTGTGAGTTAACATTATAAATTTCTGTCGGTACTCCACCAACAACTTTTTTTGATGTTGGATTGCCAAACTGGTTTGTTGAATTAAACATTGAATTACAAATTGTTAACCACTGATCATACCAATCAGCATTTGTAGAATCGTTCCAAGATATTGATGTGTTTGAAAGCTCATTACCATTAGAATCTTCCAATGGTTCACTAGTTAAAATTTTTGTAATTTTTAAAATACCTCTAGCAGGAACATTTCTTTTAGTTCTGTAATTAATTAGTTTTGCTAATCGAATAATCGAGTCTCTTCTTTCAGCAGTATCTAAAAAGTTTTCTCTTGAATTTAAATCTGTTCTAAATGCAATACTTTGGCCTAGATATGCAACAAGATCAATAATAGCAATAAATTCACTGGATTGAATATAATCATTAAAATCTTCAGGATAGTTTACTGAGATGTAGTTGAGCATTGTTGATCTGATTGAATCATAATCATATGCTGTAAAGTTTGCTTGTGAAAATGTTCTGTAAACTGTTTTCCAGTCTTCTGCGGCAAATAAATTATTTTGTCTTACTATTTGACTCATTATAATGTTTCTCTTTCAAAATCCAATTGCATTACTGCTTGTTTATTAAATGGCAAAACGTTAATACTGATATCAATTCTTATACCGTTGCCCAACGAATCTAAACGAATGTCTATTAATTCACATCTTGGATCTTCATTTACAATTCTACTACAATCCTCAATTAAATCTTCTTCTGCACTTTCATCAAGTGGTTCATATAATAGATCCCACACAATTGAACCAAATTCAGGATTCATAACTCTTTCGCCTTTTCTGGTATAAAAGTGATTGATAAGATCTTGTTTTACTACATCAATATCATATAGCATATTACTCTTGTTTCCGGCACTCGTTGAAAACCCTTTATAGATCTGATTAAATCCTGAATCTTCACTACTATTTGCAGTGGAATTAGTCATTTGTGTTGAACCTGAGTATGCCATTTCCTTATCCTTAATAATATTTATTGCTTTGATTAACTGCTAACTTAATTATGCTTGACATCTTCTTATAAATAAGTTACATATTAACATATACTATTTAACCAATGAAAAAATACGACCAGTTTACTGCTGAAGATAGAGTTGACGTTTTGCTTAACAATGAAGATATACATTATCTGAATGGAGAATTAACTGAAGAAAATATTGGCAAAGCTATAAAATGGATTATTGCTTGTAACCTAAACAAGAAACCTAAAAGAACTCTAAAATTATATGTGAACACCGTTGGTGGGGACTTATATGAAACTTTTGGATTAATTGATGTTATGCGTAACAGCTATCATCACATATCCACAATAGGAATTGGTGCTGTTATGAGTGCAGGTTTTTTAATTTTTGCTAGTGGAAAGCAAGGCGAAAGATACATTGGTAAAAATACTGGTATTATGAATCATCAACATTCAGACGCAATGGAATCTAAAATGCATGATATGAGATCACAGATGAAAGAAAACGTGAACTGTGAACAACGATCAATGCAAATTCTAAGAGATGCAACTGGATTTCCTCTATCAGAAGTACGTAAAAAGTTTAATAATCCTTCTGATCAATACTTTACGGCAAAACAACTGGTTGACTTAAAGATAGCAGATCATATATTATAACAATATGTCAGCAAATTTAAAAAACTTTGCCAATGGCAAAGAATGGTGGTATATGGAAAAAGAACAAGCTGTTCGTTTATTGGATGTCATCACAGATGTGTATAACAAAAAACTTTCAGACGAATTATGGTATGACGACCATGATGTTTCTTTAAAGATGTATGAAATCAAAGACGAAATCATGCGTTTTCCAGAACTCATATTTAAAAATGCTGGTATCAAAGTAGAAAATCCAAAAAGTGGATAAAATAGTTGTTGACAAACAGCACATTCTAGTATAATATATAGATATGTTTAACTTAATAAAAAACCTATTTGAAGGAGATACACAAATGGCTAGAACTAAACAGTATGTAGTATACACTAGAGAATTTTCTAAAGGAAGAGTAACCAACAAAGTTGGCGTTTTCCTTGATGAGGCTAAAAATGCTCTAGATAACTCAGGTAACGTCAATGGTGGTGTTATCAAACATAAAAATTTGGCAATGAAAAGATCAACACCAACAACTGATCTAGTGTCAAAAGGTTATGATTTCAATGTAAGAGTAATTGGTACTGGTAACTACGAAGTTGCTAAATCAATTAAAAACTCTGTAATTGACTTACTTGCTGATTCAGGTAAAACTGTAATCAATGCAAATGCATAATAATAAAAAAGTTCAAATGTAATAGTTTATAACTATAATAACAAATGACTAAAACTTGGGCGGTATTGCAAAATATCGCCCTTTTTTTATGGAAAGTTAACATATTAGTTAACTCAATTATTCACAATTTTAAATATTATGGTAAAATTTTTATTTGACTTTGTACAAAGTTTTATAATAATATATTACAAACAAAAGTTAGGAGGTCCTTATTATGGATATTATTAACAAGATAAAAACATGGGCATCGGCACTAGCAGATGTGGGTGTTTCTTTAATAGCACTAGGTATTGTACTTGAAGTGTTATTCAGCGGCCAAGGTATTCCTTTTTGGCCAAACATTTCTGTAATTGGAAATGTACAAGCAATTATATCAGGATTTAGTGATCAAGGATTACTAGGCTTGGTAGCTGTTTGGATTTTATATCACATTTATAAGTCTAAATAATCTAAGAAAAGACCTCAAAGATCTTTGATAGAAAAGGCGGCAACTTGTCGCCTTTTTTTATGATTAGCAGTAAATAGTAGTACATGAGCATAGAGCACAAACACCTTGTTGTGAGAGCAGAAATTCAAAAACCGCTGTTTGATGAAGAGGTGGCAATTAACTTTATTAATGAACTAATCAAAAAAATTAATATGAAGTGCATGTATGGGCCGGTTGCAATCTATTGTAAAGTTGATGGAAATCAAGGTATGACAGCGTTTGCAATTATTGAGACTAGCCATATTGCTTTACACATCTGGGACGAATCATGGCCGGCTCTTTTACAGTTAGATGTTTATAGTTGTAGTGAGTTTGATCCAACTGTTGTTTTTGATCACATCAAAATACTCGATCCTATAATGACAGATTATAAATTTTTAGATAGAAAAAATAGTTTTGAAGAAATCTAAAAATAAAAGGTTGACAAAACAGCTATTGTTTGTTATAGTAATAACATAGTAACAAAAGCATAATTAACTTTTGTTTATAGTGCAAGGAAGAGGCCTTTACCAGAAGGGCCGAACTTGACTAGCCAGGGGTAGTACCCAGGGTTTGTACTAGAAATAGGCAGGCTCACATCGCAGTCACTAGCGGGGTTAGGTTGTACGTATTAGAATGGTATTCCGGTACGTGCTTGTAGGTGTAACCAAGTCCTACCTATTTTACTATATTATGAAAAAGGCACTTTGTAATGAAGTGTCTTTTTTTATGAATAAATAGATATGAGATAAGACAGTAATAAGAACAAGACGCAGTAGAATTAACAAACCTCCCGCCCTAATATTAGATACAAACTTCCTCAAATATAAACACGAACACAAGGAAAAACACATGAGTAATCAAGGAACAGTAAAATGGTTCAACGCCGCAAAAGGCTTTGGATTTATTGCCTGTGAAGATAAAGATGTTTTTGTACACATTTCAGCAGTAGAAGCCGCAGGCTTAAACTCGTTAAACGAAGGTGATATAGTAACATTTGAAACACAAGATGGACCAAAAGGTCCGAGTGCTGTGAATCTATCAATCAAATAGTATTCGAGTAACTAAAAAAGGTGGCTTAAGATTTAGGTCACCTTTTTTTATGACTGATTATCCATTTTTTTAGTTTCGTGATCTGGATAAGGTTCTCTAGTAGGAAATCTAGTATTAATAGAACCTCTTAATGTTTCAGTTTCTCTTGGTGAATTAAAAGAACTTCCTGTTCTTTTTTCTAAAATATTTGTGTATAATAAGTTACCGTCACTGTCTGCTTGAAACGATATTGCTCCTACTGTTGCTGTTGGTGTCGCAACAAATCCAGCCGAGTTCATGTCAATTCTACCTGCGCCGCCGGCGGCAGTTTCTCTATGACTAACTCCGCTGTTGATATGTGATGTTACTAATTGAGTTAGTTTTAAATCTTTAGTAGAAAATATATTAGTGTTTTCTAATGTAGATGTACTAATATCTTTTCTAGCAGTTAATTTAAATTCACCTGCAACATCAATGTGCAAAGTACCATTAATATCTCCTAAATCTCTTGTTGACTTAGGTTGTGACGTTCCTGCTGTGTTATTTGTTTTAATATTAATATGTCTACCTGATTCAATATTAATGTCTCTGTCAGCTCTAATGTTAAAATCATTTTCGGTTCTCATTGATATTGAGTCTGCACCCCACACTTCAATTTTACCATTGTTAGTTATTTCTACCCAACCTGTGGCATTGCTGTTGGTTACATAAACTGTATTATTTGAGTCATCTAGTAGTATTTGAGCTCCACCTACTGTTCTTAATCTAATTTGTTTTTGACTTGCATCGTCCATTACAAATTGATGTCCTCCTGGGGTTAATATACCAAACACCTGCGACGGTGATTCTCTTCTAGCAGATGAATCTGATAGTCCTCTTATTGCATCATTTTCAAGACCTTGGTTGATCAGTCCTTGATAGTGCGGGCCGTGTGCTGGACGCTTGACGCGGTCAATGGGTTGTCCTTTTTCTGTGTGAGCTTTGATATCAAATATATCTGATAGCTGAGCTTCACTACTTACTCTGTTAACTTCAGCAACTGGTAATATCGGAGATTCTTCACCAAATGTTGTACCTTTTGCAATAGCTGGCATCATGTGGTTAACCCCTGGCTGAATTAAACAACCAATAAACACACCAAAGTTACTGTTACCGTCAACAAACGCTACAGCAACTAGATTGCCTACATCAGGTGGCACCATCCACATACCATATGAATTTTGTGTTCCTGAATAACTGTTTTCAGCATCTCCGCCTTTTCTTAACGTAGATGGATTTGTTGCCCCAGCAAATGGAGAAGTCCATATAACACTTTTCCATGTAGTTGAATCGGTTCTAGGAGTATCAGACCCAATAAGATGAACTCTTAATCTACCTAATCTTGCCAAGTCAGTAGTATCCATAACTTCGGCTATTTTGATAGTTGTGATATCACGCGATTTACTCAAACCGTCTCTTTGTGCTTTATAATTACTTGACGATGTTATATTTTTACCTGCCATTTTTTATCTTCCTGATCCACCTTGTCTTACTGGTCTTGTTGATGTAACAAAACTTAAATCTGTTAAAGCATCTCTTTGCATGTGCAACCTTTGTGTAAATTGTCCATTACTAAAACTATGTCCTATTTTATACACTCTATAGATAGATGTCAAGATCTCATCTGTACGGGTTGACGCTGGTGGTATAAATCCTGTTTCTTGGTTTATTTCTTTTGGATATAATGTTTGAAACAAAACCATATTTTCTCTTTTTGGATCAACCGATACACCTAAATCTTTTAATACTGTATCTAGTTGATCAATTTCTGGTTTTGGCACCCAGTATGGATCTCCTATAATATCCATCGTAACATTCATTAAATCTACACTAGGTCCACCAGCGAACGCATTTTCAATGACTCGTTGTGCTTCTGCATTTTCGCCTGTTCCTACATCTGTAGTACCGCCTGCTTGATCCATTGTTCTTGAATAAAATTGAGCTCCTATGGCTTTTCCAAACGTTTCTGAACTTTTATCAGATAGTTCTTTTAATGTTTCTGCCAGTCGCCATTTGTTACCGGTAATGTTAATACGAGTAGGTGAATTAGTTCTGTTTGATTGTAAATTGTCAGATGTACTTTTATATGGTTGTAGTTCTAGTAGTTGTCTTCCGGAAGTTTGAACTGACTTATTAAATTCTAATATATCATTGTTAAAAGACGATACTAGCGATTTATATGCTTGTAAAGTTTCGCTGTCTGGTTCTACTGCGCCGTCCTGTAAAACTTCAGTATATTGATTTAAGAAAAATCTTCTTGCTTCAAGTATTTGTCTATTCTCGCTTTGACTAATGTTTCCATCTTCTGCCATTTTATCAAAGTCAACTTTCATTTCGTTTTTTGCTTTTTCGTGTTTACTAAAATCGTTAGCTGATTTAATAATTCTATCTCTCAAAGCATCTGGTAAGTTTTTAAATATTCCATGTAATTGGTCATATGGAAACACATATTGAAAATTATATGTCAAATCAAAATCCATAACATCAATATTATCACCAGAATAATGATAACTGTATTTTTTAGTCAGTGATGCATTTTGCATCATCTCACTGACTCTTTTTTTATGTCTTTGTGGCGGTGCATTGTACTCTTGTAAAATACCAGATTGTATGCTGGTCCAACTGCTAATATAAATGACATAAACTAATTTTCTTTGATAGTCATTACGCAACGGATCAAATTTCAAAGGTATTGCTAGAGGAGTTATTGTGAATGCTTTTTTTCCTATTTCAATTTCGTCCCATTTTTCAAGGTCATCTTTATCTAAATTGTTGATTTCTGATAAACTTTCTTGAACTCCTTTTATTTTAGTAACAAAATATTCAGTTCTTGTTAAGTGTTTCTCAATGACTTCAGTAATACTAGCATCATAATCAATTTCTGTAGTTATATTATTGCTATCTAAATCTGTGTTTAAAATTAATCCTTTGTTTTCAACATCTGTTATAATTCTTGATTTAAGAACTTCGTCAATTTCTTTGCTGTCTTCACCTAGCACTATAACTTCGTATTTGTCCATTAGGTATTTGGTTAATCCTAATTCGTGTTTTTGTTGCTCAAATATAGCTGATGTAAATTTTTTAGTAAAATCTTTAAAATCTTTTATTTGTGGAATTCTAATATCACTAACTAATGCATGGTCATCGACTCTGGCTAGATCACCATAACGATTTCCTTCAAGTTGATAAACTGCTCCGCCAACATCTACTTTGTATTGCATGTTTTTAATAAAAACAGCATACAATCTTCTGGTACCTGGTATTTCTTGACCTGCGGCACTCATTGCTCCGGCATTTCTCCAGTTGCCGCCAGCATCTGCACCTGAGGCATGAGGATTATAGTCCCCCACCAGACTTCCATCTTTTTTTCTACCTTTTAGATAAACTTGAATAAAAAACGGATGTACTTGGTATCTCTCAATACCTAATTCTTGCGATGCTAAAAAAATTTGTTTAATTAAGTTTGTTGATTGTGGTTGAGTTATTGACATGTTAAATTTAAAAGCAGTATTAACACGATCTGCTCTAGTTAATCCTAACACATTCTCAAATTCAAAACTAGTAATTGTTGTAACAGTTTCTGCAGATCTGGCGATAATGTAAACTCTGTCGTCTGTGTTTCCCGGATCATATGTTTTTAACAGATTGTTAGATGAATAACTGTTATCAGTTTCAAAAAACTCGCTGTCTGTTGCATATCCATATGACAGGTGTGCTTCGCGATCAAAAAACTTTTTAGTAAATGATTTATTTGCAATAGCTAACGTAATATCATAAGTTACTGATTCATAGTCATGTAAAATATTTTGATCCCAATTAGCATCATTGAACAGATCTAATCCAGCCTGCAATTTTTCGGTACTTGTTTCTCTAGGTACTGGTTCTCTTTTAACTGTGGTATCGTTGTTTTTAACTTCGGTTGTGTCTTTTTTGCCAGCACTGTTACTAGTATCGGTTGTTTGACTTTTTTGGGTATTGTCTGCATTGGTTTCGGCTTCTACTTTTGCAGTTGTTGTTTCAACATTTGCTGTTGTATCGTTGCTTTTTAAATTAAACTTTGCATCTTGTATTTCCATGGCATTATTAAGTTTATCAGCTGTGCCATTGATATTGAGATTATAATTTGTATCGCCTATTACATCTAATGCATTTGTTTCATAGCCTGCTTTAACTGAGCCAAAATCCCTAGGCATACGAGCACTAGACACTGTACCAATTG